CAACTACAAGAATATGTAGAAGAAGAAGAAATTAAACCTGTTGGTGCAGCTAAAGGAGGAATGCCTCCTAAAAATAAAAAAAATTTTAGATCTACTAAATCAGGAGCAGGAATGACTGCGGCTGGAGTAAAAGCTTACAGAAGAATGAATCCAGGATCTAAACTAACTACAGCAGTTACAGAAAGTAATCCTGGCCCTAAACGTGCTGCAAGAAGAAAATCTTTTTGTGCAAGATCAGCAGGACAAATGAAAATGTTTCCTAATGCTGCAAAAGACCCTAATTCTAGATTAAGACAAGCAAGACGAAGATGGAAGTGCAGATAATTTATGAAAATAGACATCAAATGGCTAATCGCAACGTTAGGAACTATACTGATGGGATTAAGTACATGGGTGTTAATTTCTGTTGTTGAATTAAAAGAAAATACAGCGACTATTAAAGGAGAATTGTTTATTATTAATGAACAATTTGGTAGAGTTTATAATTATATTAATTCAAAAAAATGAAAAAATTTGATAAAGAAATTGTAATTGGTTTATTAATAGTCTTACTTTGGATAGGATTGTTAGCTAATTAAATAATGAGGCACAAATTAAATTGGATACCTAACGAAGGTAATTTTCAAGAATATACCTATGAAACAGAATGGCTAGAATGTAGTTGGATCAATGTTTATGATATGACTAGACTTGTTACAGCATTCTGGTATCCTTGGTTAAAGATATGAAACTATCAGCAAACTTTCAATTAAGTGAATTAGTTAAATCTCAAACAGCTGAACGAAAAGGAATTCCTAATAATCCTTCTCCAACACAAATTGATAATTTAAAAGCATTATGTGTAAATGTATTACAACCTATTCGTTCTCATTTTGATTCTCCTGTAGTTATATCTTCAGGATATAGATCTGGTGAATTATGTGTTGCTATTGGTTCTAGTATTCATTCACAGCATACTGAAGGTAAAGCAGCAGATATTGAAGTGGTAGGCGTTGATAATAAAGATTTAGCTCAATGGATTAAAGATAATTTAGAATATGATCAATTAATCTTAGAGTTTTATAAAGATGGTGAGCCCGACAGTGGCTGGGTCCATGTATCATGGAATTCTGGCGAAAATAGAAACCAATCGTTAAGAGCGATTAAAGAAGAAGAGAAAGTGAGATATAAACCATGGTAATATCTAGGTCTCAAATGGCTAGACAGTTAGAGCCAGGATTAGGTTCTAAATGGAAAGGTAAGTATAAACAAGTTATTAAAGCTACTCATGGAAAAAAGATCAAATCCAATAGCAAAAAAGTTAAGAGATAGACGGTACAAGTCTAAAGTGGTACAATCCAAGAAAGTATACAATCGTAAAAAATTAATACGAGAAACTAACTTTAAAGGAGTATTTTATGGTATATCCAATGGGCGGCGGCAAAAAGAATTATAAACTTACTGGAAAAGTAGGTTCAAAAAAAGATTCTAAAAAACCAAAAAAGAAGTAGGTCATGATTTATGGCAACTTCTGGAACTACATCATTTAATTTAACTATAGATGACATCATAGAAGAAGCCTATGAACGTTGTGGGATTAGAACTAACTCTGGTCATGATTTACGTTCGGCTAGAAGATCATTAAATTTATTATTTTCTGATTGGGGTAACAGAGGTGTTCATTTATGGAAAGTTACTTTACAAACACAAGCTTTAACTGCTGGTACTTTTCAGTATGCAGCGCCTAGTGATTGTAACGATGTATTAGAAGCATATATCTCTACAACTTCTGGAGTAACAACTACTACACAAGATGTATCATTAACAAAAATAGATCGTTCTGCTTATGCAGCACTTCCTAATAAAGGACAAACAGGACAACCTTCTCAATATTATATTTCTAGAGAAACTACACCACAAGTATATTTATACCAAGCTCCTGATGCAGCTACTTATACTTATTTAAAATATTATTACATTGGAAGAATTGAAGACGCTGGTGCTTATACTAATACAGCTGATATTGTGTACAGATTTATGCCTGCTATGTGTGCAGGACTTGCTTATTATTTATCACAAAAAATAGCTCCTGATAGAATTCAATTATTAAAACAATTATATGAAGATGAAATCATGAGAGCATTAGAAGAAGACGGACAAAGAACCTCATCTTATATTTCTCCTCAAAATTATTATCCAGCAGGTTAATTATGGGAAATCAAGCAAGAGGAAAAAGATCATTATCTATATCAGATCGTTCTGGTGCTGCATTTCCATATACAGAAATGGTAAAAGAGTGGCAAGGTTCGTGGGTCCATATTTCTGAATATGAAGCTAAACATCCACAATTAGATCCTCCTTATCATAAAGCAGATGCAATTGCTTTGGCTAATGTTAGATCACAAGATTTTCAACAACCAGAAATTATTAATGGTGTAGAAGCGGACTCAGGTGGAGAAGGTATGTGCACTGTAGATTTACAATTACCTGGAGATTTTGCTTTTAATTCGTCAGGAATGATTCCAGATAATGGGTCTATTCAAAACACTAGAAGACAGGCTATAATGGAAATAGGAACAATAAAAATAACAATATCATAATGGCTATAACTTATACACAATTTTTAACACAAATTAGAAACTATACTGAAGTTGGAGATACGGTACTAACGGATACTTTGATTGATCAATTTCTTACTAACGTAGAAAACAATGTTGCTGGAAAAGTAGATTATGATGATTTAAGAAAATATGCTACTTCTAATTTTATTTCAGGACAAAGATATATTACCATGCCATCTGATTTTGTATTAATGAGAAGTATGGAAACTATTATTAGTGGTGTTAGAAATTTTTTAGAAAAAAGAGACCAAACTTATATTACTGAATATAATGAATCTGGTGTTAGTGGGGTTCCTGTATCGTATGCTATGTGGGATGAATTTACTGTAGTGGTAGCTCCTATCCCAAATTCTACTTATCAAGTTCAAATTAATTATGTGATTGATCCCCCTCATTTTACTGCAAGCAATAATACTTATTTATCACAACATCAACAATCTATATTATTATATGGTGTTTTATCTGAAGCTTTTTCTTATTTAAAAGGACCTTTAGATATGTACAAACTGTATACAGACAAGTATAATGAAGAAATACAAGCTTTTGCTTTACAACAAATGGGCAGAAGACGTAGAGATGACTTTATGGATGGAGTACCTAGAATTAAAATAGATTCTCCGTCACCATCTTAAAAAATTAATAAGGAGAATAAAAATGGCTATAACATCAAACGCAATATGCAATTCTTTTAAACAAGAATTATTGCAAGCAGAACACGATTTCGACACATCAGGAGCAGGTGGTAATAAATTTAAATTAGCGTTGTATCAAAATACAGCGGTTATTGGAAAATCTACTACTTCTTATACCACAGGTGGAGAAGCTAGTTCTAGTTCAGGGGGATATTCTGCTGGAGGAAAAGCACTAGTAAATACTGGAACTTCACTTTCTGTAAATACAGCAATTACTAATTACAGTAATTTATCTTTTACAGGTGTAACATTAACTGCAAGAGGCGCATTAATTTATAACACTAGTAATGCTAATGCTGCTGTGTGTGTTTTGGATTTCGGTGGAGATAAAACTGCAACTGCAGGAACTTTCACAGTTCAATTCCCAGCATATACTAGTACAGCTGCGATCTTAAGAATTAGTTAAGGAGTAACGCATGTCAGCGTCTCCTTGGGGTTCTAACGATTGGGGCGAACAAGCCTGGGGAGATAATGGCATAGATGTTTCTATTTCTAATGCTTGGGGTGAACGAGCATGGGGAGAATTTGCTTGGGGCGAAGGAAATAATCTTACTAATTTAACTACACAAATAAATTCTGTTACTGTTAGTATCGGTGTTGATATTAATGTAACAGGAATTTCATTAACTGCTGCAATCGGTAATTTAATTACTAATGCAGATGCAAACATTAATGTAACAGGAACTTCTTTAACTTCTGCAATCGGTAACGAAGATATAGAAGGAAGCGCTAATGTTACTCTTACTGGTCAATCTTTATCTGCTCAAGTAAATAGCGTAGACATTGCTGCAGATGGAAATATTTCTGTCAATGTTGCTGAACATGATTTAACTTTAAGCACAGCAAGTGTAGAAGTAGAAATAGCAGTTGGACCTATTACTATAGGATCACAATTAACTTCAGACATTGGTTCTACGACAGTTGATTTAAATCAACAAGTAGATGTAACAGGTATTTCCTTAACTTCTGCTTTAGGAACGGTAGATGCCGTTGCGGTAGTAGAGGTTACTGGATCTAGTTTAGGCATAACTATTGGAAATGAAGGAACAGCAGCTGATGCTAATGTTACTGCTACAGGTCAATCTTTAACTGCTTCTGTAGGAGATGTAGACGCAGTAGTAATAGCCGAGGTAACTGGCTCTAGTCTAACTAGTTTTACAGGAAATGTTATAATATCAGCAAATGCTACAGCAATAGTTACTGGTTCTGCTTTAAATATAGCAATAGGGCAGTCTCAAGTAATAGCCTGGGCTGAAGTAGATACAGGATCTTCTGTTACTTGGACAGAAGTGGACAAAGGATCTTCTTCAATATGGACTGAGGTTGATATTGCTGCATAATGAAACTATAATACTAATATTAATAAGGATATAATAAAATGGCATCTACATATACAGATCTTGGGATAGAATTAATGGTCACAGGGGAAAACTCTGGGACGTGGGGAGATAAAACTAATACCAATTTAAACTTAGTACAACAAGCAATCGCAGGATACCAAGAAGTATCTATTGCTGGAGGAGCACAAACTACAGCACTTGCAATAACAGATGGTACTTTATCTAATGGAAGAAATGCAGTTATTAAATTTACTGGAACTATTACTGGAAATCAGATTGTAACTATTCCTGATAGTATTGAAAAAACATATACTATTATTAATGGAACTACAGGATCTTTTACTGTACAATTTAAAACAGTTAGTGGTTCTGGATTTACTTTTTCAACAACCGACAAAGGAACTAGATTAGTATATTCTAATGGTACAGATGTAGTAGACGTTAATTCCTTATTTACAACTATTAATCAATTTAGACTTCCTACAGCAGACGGTACTAGCGGACAGGCTATGCTTACCGATGGATCAGGTAATTTAAGCTTTGGATCAGCAGGAATTTCAACAGGAAAAGCTATTGCAATGGCAATCGTTTTCGGATAAAATATAACAGGAGATTAAAATATGGCAAATCCAAATATAGTAAACGTCACAACGATTTATGGTAAGTCG